GCGCCAGCGTCGGACCAAGGCTGGCAAGAAGCAGGATCAGTCCGGCGAGGATTTTGCGCATGGGGTGTGGTCCTAGCCCGAGCTAACGCAGGTGTAGACAATCTGCGAGCTAGCGTTGGAGGTTTGGGTGATGGTAAGGGCGGTGGTGGAGACTGCCCATGACATCGCGGCGAGCGGGCCGGACTTCCAAGATACGTTGCAGTTCGGTGCCGTTTGGAACGCGGTGCCGAAGGTGACTACGCAAGAAGTGGAGGCAGTGGTGCCGCCGGTGATGGTGCCTTGGAAGTCAGTGCCGACGATGCCTGGGGTCCCGCCAGTGGCGCAGGCTGAGAGCGCAGGCGGCGGCACCAAGCGCGTGGTGGAGAGAAGGTGGCCGGGGAGGTAGATGCCACCCTGGATGTTGTCAAAGCCGATCTGGCCAGTGGGGTCCTGGGACCCTTGGATAGATCGGTTGGCGGACTGGGCAAGGGCAAGGCCAGCGCTGAGTGCGAGGACCAAGCCGATAGGTGCGAGGTATTTGCGCATGGGATGAATTACCTTATCTGGTACCAAGTAGTGGTTGAAAGGACGTATTGGAATTCAACGCAGGTGTGGGCGGCAAGGGTAGTGATGGTGACAGAACCGCCGCTAATGGTTTGCCCAGCAGCCGCTGCAAGAGTCACGGTATTGGTAGACCAAGCCGAACCAGTGACGTTGCAAACCGCAAACAACTGCGCGTCTGATAGTGGCAGGGTAGACGAGTTCAGCGGCGTGTTGATCGTGGTAGTACCGGTTGGCTGCGTGTTGATGAGTAGGTTATCTACCGCAGCGGACGGCGCAATGGTTCCGGTAGCCGCTGCGAGCAGTTGGTAGCCAGTGGTATTGCGTAGCTGGGTTACAGTAGCGTAGAAGGATTGGCCACCGGGACCGCCGGTAGTCATTTCGATAGTTTCAGTGCCGAGGAAGGTTTTGTAACCCAGCTGGGCCTGTGCGAGGGCTGCCCCTGGAATTAGGAGGGCTGCCCCTCCTAAAGCCAATTTGCGTTTAAGGTTCATGGTGCCCTCAGTTCGCTACAGTGATGCCGGCGGGGTATCCACCCATGATGGCGTTGTTCGTGCTGTTGTACATCTGGTCGTCGCGGTCGAGGACGATGAACGAGGAGACGTTGCCCGCGGTCATCGTGGCGGTGGCGACGGCGTAGCTAAGGCGCAGGAAGCGCGGGACAGCGATGCCATCCGGCGGACGCGGCATGTCCATGTCCATTAGGCGGGAGCCCGCGACGAGAGTGGCGAGGGCGAACACTGGCGAGGTGTACCATGAGGAGAACGCAGCGGGGGCGCCTGAGCCGTTGTCGACTGCGCCCTGCAAGGTGACTGCGAGGGTGCCGCCGCCGCCCGAGGTGAAGGTGGTGATCACCTGCACCAGCAGCTTCATCGCAGGATCGTCGCCGATGCCGATGTCGCGTGCACCGCCGCCGTTGGCTGAGGTGGGGATGCCAGAGGTGATACCGAGGTCGATGACGTTGGTCGAGACCTGGGTGCCCACTGCGATTGCAAGAGATACGTTCGTATCGAACGCTAGGAAGTTGTCGAGGATCATTGGGGTTGCTCCGTTAGGTGATCTGGGCTTCGTTGTTGAGAATCGCGTCGCAAGTGCGGATGGGGATGCCACGGAAGGTGGTAACGACCTTGCCGTTAAATTCCTCAAGCCGTAGCAACACATTCGTCTTGTTCATTGCCTGGAGGTCCAAATACGTCCGGATCACGCGGTTGCTGTAGATCACCACTCGGCCCTGATTGGCCCGAACTTCGGGGGTGTCAGAGGTCTGGATGGCGGTGGCCTGGGCAGGGGCGGTGGGGAGACGGTAGAGTCCACGAACGATCAGGTTGATCAGGTTGGCGGCCGAGACGCCCGTCAGCTGGGTGACATCGATGTTGGCGATCCGGGCTTGATAGCGCCAGTCGCGGAGGGTGATGCCGATTTCCCATTTGAAGTGATCGCGGTAGGCTTGGTAGGTGTTGCCCGCAGCGTCCTGGACCGGCCACTCGCCCATGTCGCGATGCTGGAGCCCGGTGATCTTGCCCTTGGGAAAGATACCGTGCATGGTATCGGAGCCCCAAGTAGTGATCCACAGCGAGGTGTTGGTGTTGGAGGTGCCGCCGGCATCGAGAACGTTGTTGGCGGTCTGGGAATTGGCGGTCTGGACGGTCGAGTAGCGCGGGGCGAGGCCGGTGAAGCGCTCGGGGTTGATGTGCTGGTTGCCGTAGATGATGGTCGAGGCAACCTGCTGTGACATGCCTTCAAGGAAGGCCCTCACCTCACTCAATCGGAACTCAGCAGTGTTGCCGTTGAGGTCCGCGATGTCCTTGTCGATGACCGAGTAGGTCTCGAGATTGCCGCAGGTGTCCGTGATCTGCGCGGTGGTGGACTTGGCGTTAGGGACGCCGGCGTTCAGCAGGCGCCAGGTTGCTTGGGGCAGCCCGGTCCGGACAGTGGTTTTGTGCCCGGTGGGGAGATTGCCTTCCATGACGATCATGTCGTCGAGGATTTCGTTGGTCTGGGACAACAACTCGATGATGGTGGCGACGCGGTAGCCGTCATCCATACGTTTTGCCCAGTCCGCATAGGTCAGGGCTAGAGAGCCAACAGTGGCCATGATTTCAGTCTCCAAAGAGAGGTTGAGGGTTCAGCTTGATAGTGCATCATCCGAGTCCGATCTGAGCTTTGCTGTTCAACCTCTCTGAGGGTCGACTACGGAAGATTGGGGAAAAGGGCTTTGCCGGCCGTGGGCCGGGAGGCAGCGCCGGGGGCGACTTGGCCAAGGGGCGAAGGGCCAGAGCCGTTGACGTGTTTGCCTTCGGTGACGAGTTGGGATAGTTTCCAAAAGGCTTTGACGAATGCGGGGTGGTCGCCAGCGCCGGTCAGGTCCATGGCGGCTTTGAACTCCGACGATAGGGTCGGATCGAGGTGGGTCAGCGCACGACCGATGTCGAGCTTTACTGCATCGAGCCCGGTCTTATCGCCATTGACCGCTTTGGCCATTTCGGGGTCTGCCGTGACTTTGGCACGCCAATCGGCACGCATAGTTTCCACTGCATTGGTCGGAGCTTTGGCCGCATCGGTCAGGGCCTTGGTGTGGAAGTCGAACAGCTTCTGTGCGGTCTCGGCGTTGATGCCGGCTTCCTTAAAGATGGGTGAGATTTCGTCAACAAGCTTCTGGTCAATCGCGATGCCTTCGGGGGCTTTGAATTCATACTTGTCGGGGATGGCCTTAGGGTCAGCGGCGGGCTTTGCAACTACAGGCTTGCCGTCCTTGTCGAGCGCAGGCTCAGCTGACTTGTCCGTTGAGGAGGTTCCATCCGCCGGCTTCGGGGGGATCAGCGATTGATCCCTCGGCTGATCCGCTGTCCTGTCCAGAATCTCCCCCGTCGGCGAGCGGGCCGCTGCGTCGTTGGGCAAGGGGGTCGTCGGTGGCACCACTATCGGGGCTTCGGTCGTTACCGTCGTATCGGTCATTGTTAGCTTCCTTTGTCATCTGGAGGTAGGCGTCGGGGCAGTGGAGCATGATGTCGGCGAGCAGACGAAGGCCGAAGTTGCGTTCGCCTGCGAAGAAGGCATCGCGGAGTGCATCGGCGGTAAAGTCGGTGGCAAAGATATGGGCTGCGGAGAGTTGGCGCCACATCCACGCACGGCCGGGGATGGTGGACATGATTGAAGCGACGGCCTCGCGGTCTTGGATGGTGCGGAGCGCTGCGGCCTTCTCTGCGCTGCGGATGGATTTGCGATCGCTGGCGTTGAGGGCTCCCATCAATGAACCGTATAGATTGGAATGTCAGTGGCATCGCGTGGGAGCCATTCGTTGTCGCCGAGTTTGATCACACAGGTCGAGGCCAGTAGCGGGTCTTCGGTGTCGTGGCCGAACTGGTCGACAAGGTTGGTGACCTCGTAGATGTTGGCGGCCCAGTCGATGGTGAGGCGACGGATCATTGCTGTGGCCCCATGGGGAGTCCGGCGTTGGAAAGGTTGGCTGCGCCCTTGGAAAGCTGCTCAGCGATCTGCGCCTGCTGCGCTGCCTGGGCTTGTTGCTTTGCGTCGGCACGAATCTGGGCCAAGGCCTCAGGACTCCGGATTAACTTGGGATCATTATTGTTAAGCGCGGAGTATTTGTCAAGCGCGTAGTCGACATCGATGTTGTCCATGGCCGATGGAACGACCGCGACGAGTTCGCCTGCGACCTTGAGCAGGGCCTCGATACCACCGGCGGCAGCGGCATCCTGGGCCTGTTTGAGCATGGACACGTAGTTGATGTTGATCATCTGGCCCTGGATTTCGGGCGGTGGGGGCGGAAGGATGCCGGCGCGCGCGGCCATGGCGAAGACCCGGTCGATGGTTGGGCCGAGGGCTTCGTTGTCGACGCGATCGATTGCTGGGCCGAGGGCGACCAAGGACTCACTCTTGCGCATGTTCCATTCGACCGCGGTGACATTGCTGCGGGTTTCGTACTGCGAAGCGGTCATGAGGACATCATTGAAGAAGGTCTTGCCAAGGCGAGCCTTCACCTCATTCAGGTCCTCGGTGATTTCATTCACCGGGAACTGGTGGGTGTCGTAGACCGAGGCGATGCCGGGTTTGCCCGAGGAGGTGAAACCTTGGACATAGGTCATGCCGCCGGGGAGAAGTGAGGCGGGTTGGTTCTTGAGTTGGACATCGGCAACGAGGGGTGGGTTCACCATCTTGTCGATGGCCTGGGCCTTGCGCCGAGTCTCGAGTTGGATTTGCTTCTGATCGGGCAAGGCGTCCATGGCGGGGGATCGGCCGTAGGCGTCATTGGACACGGTGTCCCAGCGATCGACGATGGCGAACTGTTCTAGGTAGCCCTTCTTGCGAAGGAAGCCGCGGGACTGGACGTTGGATCCTTGGGGCGCAGCGGACCCGCCCCATTCCCAGAATAGCTCCCGAAACTTAAACCGCTCTGCGAAGCCGAACTCGCTAGCGCGTCCATCGTCATTTGGTTCCACAGAGTGAGCCACGATGACTTCGCGGGTGAGGTTGGCGCCGCCTTTGTCATCGTAGGCTTTTTGGACGGATTCGGAACAATTGTCATAGCCGAACTCCGAGACGATTGCTGATATAGTCAGCGTGAACTCACGGTAGAAGATGGTGGGTCGGTACTTGCCGTCGATGTCGACGTAGTATTCGCCAAGGCAGGGGTTGATGCAGTTGATGACGTTTTCGAAGTCTTCGTAGATTAGCATTGCAGCGGTGCCGAAGATGACTAGGTCGAAGTAGAAGACGGCAATGGCATTGTAGAAGTTGGATTCGGAAAAGATGAGGTAGAGGATGCGTTCGCATTCCGCTAGCCAAAGTGAAGTAGGACTAGTTTGAGTGCTATCAATAGTACCCACACGCAGCTTAAACCACGGACGAGTGGGAGAACTCTTACCACTGACCAAACCACTTGCAAGGTTTCGCGCACAGATGACTCCTGTTGAATCAAGAATGTGTTGGTTGATCGGCGAGCCTCTTGCCATTTGATTAGGCGTAATGATCCACTTATAGCGCCGCGGGAGGAAGTAATCGGCCAACTCACGCCAGTGTGTCCACCAAGAGTAGCGGTTCACACGCAGGCCCAGCAAGCGGCCCTCGGAGTATTTGAGCGCAGCAAGGTCCTGGGTGGTGGGGGCGCGTTCACTCATTGAGCGGGGACTTTCCAGTGGGCTCGCCCTTGACCAATCGGCCCTCGGCGTGCATCTGCGCGGCTGCCATCAGCGCGAAGGGTTCGGCTGGGGGCGTGGGCAAGGGTCGGCCATTGGGGCCCTTGGGCTGAGAAGTGAAAGGGACGACAGGCATTTATTGTCCTAGCAACGATTTCTGGCCGTAGCCGGTGGCAGGCACCGCAGCGGAGCCGACGAACGACGGAGTCGAGCCTTGTGATCCGGACTTCTGCGAGCCGATGGGCTGTTGGACGGGAGGGGCTGCTTCGCCTGGAGTGGGTGGTGCGGCGGGGGTGGCAGCTGCTGGAGCACTATGCAGGCTGAACAACTCGCCTATTGAGTGAAAAACATCACTTATTGGTGAAACTGCACAGCGGCCAGATCGGCACTGGACTGCTTGTTCAAGAAAATCCTTCATCGATATTCTCCCTCGCCAGTGTGCGGGTTGTAGACGTAGGACTTTGGGCCGGAGCGGGCCTCGATGCCGAGCATGGCGGATTCGTTGTAGGGATCGTACTCGGTGGCGACTAACGGGGCATGGGGGTGGTCGCCTCCGGCGAAGGCGTTGCGGGCGAGCGGTCCGGCGAAGGTGAGGACGAACGCGTCGAGGTCGTCCATGATGATGCCGGGGTTGTCCTCCATGATGTCTTCCTTCGACACCAGTTGGATTTCATCCTGCTTGTTGAAGGTGTAGCGGATCGCAAGCATTGCGGTGCGTAGGTCGGGATCGTTAGGGAGCATGCCGGATTTCAGCCATGCTCGTGCGGCCCCATACATGGCAGCGCGCATGTTGGCGTAGCGTTCGCCGGAGGTGTCGGAGGAGATGCCAGTGATGATGTCTTTGCCACCGAATTGGACTTCGACGCAGTATAGGCGTTGGTTGCGGACTTGATCGACAACGCCGCCGCCAACACCGCCGCCGTCGATGAAGATGCCGTCGGGGCGCAGGGTGGTGTAGGTGGAGTGGACCCTATTCGCCAACTCGGTGGTGCTTAGTCCGTTGAAGACTTCTCTAGGAATACTTCGTGCATCGCGCCCCTTGCGTGGGAAGATAACGGAATTATTGCTACCGAATCGCGCAACGTCAACGCCAATGGCGAGTGGCGTGTGAGCATCAACAAACACTTCTCTGTCAGGCGACATAGCAGCGTCAATATCAGCCGCCGAGAAGAACTCCATCTCGCCGATTCTGGGGAACTGGCCAAGCACACGAACCCTAACGAAATCCGAGTCCGCGCCATAGGCTTTGATCCATTTCTCGAATCGGGATTTGTTGGTGATGGGGACGGAGCGGGAATCGATCTGTCGGGAATTCCAGAATGCCGCGTGTTTGCCATCGAGGAAGCACTCCTTGAATCGACCCGAGTTGCGGGTTGGGTTGCCGAAGACGAGCCATAGGATTTGGGTCTTGGCGTCGGTGAGCGCGCCTTCGGCTGTTTCCCAGATGATGTCAGGGATGGCGGAAGCCTCGTCCATAATGAGGAGGAGACGTTTGCCTTTGTTATGCAGCCCGGCGAAGGCCTCGGTGTTCTTCTCAGACCAAGGGATCATGTCGACCCGCCACGTGCGCTCGCGGGAGGGGTCTCTAGATGTTAGGCTGGTGGCGTTGAGGACGAAGTGGTCTCGGGCGAAGAAGCACAGGTTGAACCAGCGGCCGAGTTCGGCCCAGGTTTTGGTCTTTAACTGAGTCTCAGTGTTAGCAGTAACCACTCCACGACAGTCAGGGTAGGTAGTGAATGCCCACAGTATAAGCATCGACACGAGTGCAGATTTGCCAACTCCGTGACCAGAAGCGGTGGCAAGCTGAATGGCTTCTTCGATGTCGAGGAGGCCATCACGGATTAGCTCCATTATATCTCGTTGCCAAGCCTGTGGGCCATCGTAGTCTTCGAGGACGGAATCCTTCTCGCCCCAAGGGAACGCGCCGAGGCAGAAGGCGAGTGGATCGTCGGCAACGGAGGCCAGCCATTCGAGCAGACCGGGGTCCATTGGGGCGGTGGGTTGAGCTCCCATCAACGACTCACTAGGTTGGTAATAAGCCAATGCTTTAGAAGTTCAATCTGTACAATTGGTTCATTTAAGCCAGTGATGTCGCCCCAGCCAAACAATCGAGGGAAATCATTGTGCTGTGGCATAACCATGAAGACAGTTCCAACCTTGCCCCATTCACCTGCATCAATTTGATCTGCAAGATTTCGCAGCATCGATGGAATGTCTGCTAGGTTCGCGACAGGAAGCTGCACAACTTCTGCGGTCATCAGGCGTCCTCTTCGGAGCGCAGGCCCTTTGGGCCACAGGATGGTCCTCCCCCGCCCGCGCTAGCTGACTGATCTACCAGCCCGACAGATGACGGATCAGGAGCGCTGGGCGGGGGAAGCTGGGGCGCTGGCATGGGCTAGACTCGCCTGCGGAATTGGGACGGCGCCAGCGTCAGAGAGGGAGGATGCTCAGGCGTTGGCGCCGATTGCGAACGACGTGGATCATCCGCAATGGGGGAAAGTGGAGGCGAGGGCGAGACGTCGCGAGCGCGCGAGGATCGGTTGCGCGCCGCTTCGAGTTGGGCCGCGAAGTCGACGTTGACGTTGATGTTTTTGTTCACCTTGCCGTAGCCGGTGCGATCGAGGCCGAGTTCGGCCATGGCGACGAGTTCGCGAGTGGGGAGGAACTCGCCGTTGTCGGCGGCTGCGCAGAGCTTGTCCTCAAGCATCGCGAGGGACTTGGTCCGGACCGAGCCGAGGAATTCGGTGACGGTGTCGGCGGTCTCGGTCCAGTCAGCAGTGATCATTGCGCGGTAGTGGGCGACGAGGTCGGCGAAAGCTGGATCTTGCTTGAGCATGGATACACGGTTGTAGCTGATGCCACAGAGGGCAGCTACAGTGCCGTTGTCAACGCCGGAAGCAACTGCGCGGGCGATGCGGTGGTGGTTGTCGCGGAGGGAGTCCAGCGTCTTCACCGGGCGGGTTTCGTTCAGCAGTGCCAAGTCCTCACGACGAAGCTCTCGGACTTCGCCGAGTTCCATGTCGATAGTTTTTGCTCGGCCGCGCTGTAAAGGCATCAGATTCGTCGCTCGAATGGCGAGGTGGGTCGGTTGATCTGGAGGGTGAAGTCGCCCATGCGAAGGTTGAAGGCCGAGGCGATGGGGAGTCGGTTCTTCACGCGGACATTCAGCCTGGGCTTGTACAGGTTGATCATCTCAGCCTCGAGGGCGTTGAGGTCTTCGGGGCGGCAGGGGCGGAGGAAGATTTGATCGAACGCGATCCCTCGAATCGGCATCCAGTCGGGGGTGGACTTGCGGCCAAGTTGCGCCCGGTGCGCCGCGATCCGCGCCAGCGGCTTCTTCGACTGCCCGACGTAGATCACCACCCCATCCTTCGCCAGCGCATACACCGCGCATTGCAACATCGGCGAGACTTCCACAAACCCATCCAGCGCCAGCATGGCCCTCTCCAATCTTCACTATCCACTATGACATATCCCCCGCGGAAGTCAAGTCCGAAGAAGAGAGGAAGATACGTACATCTCAAAAACCGCTCACAGTTTATCCAGCAGGTCTGCGCCCCACGCGCAGACAAAATTTTGGCCCCACCCCCGTCGAGAGGGTGAGGCCGCGGAGGGATCGGTCAGGTGCAGGATGCGTAGAGCATGGCGATGGCGATGGCCGCGCCGAGTAGGCCGAGGGTAATCATGCCTTGATGGCCAAGGCGCTGTCATTGGCCTTGCGGAATGCGCGAAGGGTGGCAATGTTGGCATCGGTGAACAGCGCGTCGAACTGCGAAGCGTAGAACGTGAAGGGGAAGCGGCCGAAGCCATAGACAGAGATCGCGCCTTTCTCGGAGACCTTGACAGTCATCTTGCGCGGGTTGGCCTGCATCTGGGCAACCATTGCGATAAGCTGTTCCTTAGTCATGGTGTTGAGGTCGGTCATGGTGCAGTCTCCGTGTTGGTCGCATTTGCCGTGATTGGCTGCGAGCAATCGGGTTATCGCACGGTTCGGCTGGCGCGGCAAATCACGATGTTGTGATCGCCGGGCTGGCGCGGCTGGCACGCGGCTTGCATTCGCGCCCAGCTATTCCACTCAGCCTCCCTCAGACCCCTCTCATGTCCCTCTCATTGTCTGGTTCGGCTTCCCACACCCCTCGACCGTCCCCGGCCATAGGTCTACCTGTGTCTGCGTGTCTCTCTGTCTACAACCCCCATATATATACGACCGAGGACCTACCCTCAGACAGAGGGAGGGGCACCTAGACCGGGAGGGAGGGTGTGGTTAGTCCGATGAGGCAATGAGGGTGACATGATAGGGGCCTTAGAGGCCATTAGTGGAATTGGCGAGTGTGGGGAAAGAAATAGCTGAAGATTGTTGTTGCATTTGCGCAACATCTGTGGCATAATGGGGACAATGGATGATTGAGAGCTAGGCAATGCCACGCAAGGTTGGTCCGCCGCCGGTGATATTCAAGGTTGAGCTGTTGAGTACCGGGCGAGAGTATCGGCCTGGGGATGCTGGGGTTGATGACTTCGGCGAGGAGCAGATTGAGCGGATTCAGGATAACTCGCCAGCGAGGGAATTACCTGATGCGCAGGAGTTGCAGGATGCGGCCAATCGAGCCAAGCGGGCGGATAAGCGCAAGCTGGCGGAGTTGCTGTTTCCAACCAAGCCAGTTGAGCCCAAGCTAGTGGCCAAGGCTATCCCCGGTATGCGGCCAGTTGGCGAGTTAGCAGGCCATGCTATCTATGTACCCAAGGCACCTTGGCGCAGGATATGATAGCCTATGCGACAAATCGCCGCAGTGCGCTGCAACATCGATCACAATTTCGTGAAATTCCGTGATCATTTCGTGATCGCGTTCTTGATTTGTTCGTGCTACAATGGTGCGATCGAACAACGCTAGGCCCAAGCATATCAGGGCTGTGTCGGCGCACTCTCGCCGGGCTGTTTGAAATCGGAGCGGGCCTAATCGCAATCATGCGATAGGAGGTCCAACCAATGACCGAAGTTCTATCTCACCCAATGGTGTATGTGCCGGGTTCGCTCACAATTGAGCGAGAAGCTAATGGACGCTTCAATCTGACAGGCAACTATCAGATACATGGCACACACGCTGCGGACCATTTCCAGCTTATCTATGAAGCGCTGGAAATTGCTGCACATTCAACCGATAAATTCGCGCCAGCATTCCAAGCTATGCTCAACGAATTGATGGAAAAGACTGTGCATTGGGATGATTGAGCCTAGGCCCGCTCCATTAGCACTATGAGCAAGGGCGCAGACTAGCGCAGGCTCAGGGATTGTATCGGGGAGGGCGCAAGCTCTCTGTATCTGCTACAACAGATACATTGTCTGCATGGTGACATGCAGGACTTGGGTGAGTACATCTGCTACAAAGGGTCAGATGTGTCGTCAAGCGTGCGGATTGTAGTTCGAGGCACGGATGATGTACTATAACGAGGCGTCCAGTAGTAACGCCTACACCCAAGCACCCTCCCCCGTGCAATCCCGCACGATTAAGCAACTGACAGAACGCCTGTGTTCTAGGGGCGCTGTTGATGCGAGCATTGAGCAAACAGGCCAGTTCGCTGGCCTCGGCGCGAGATCAAAGGCATCTCCATCCCTTACGATGAACGCATACAGACGTTGAAGCTGCTTCCAAACAAGAGGCAGAAGATTATGTCTGACCTAGACCAAGACACGACGGATGTTGCGCCGTCATCGTTGATTAGCTTCGCACTCAAGAACGGTGCTGGCGAAGTCTCCGTTGATACCAGCAAACTCCCTGACGCGGTGTATCGCGAAGCCCTCATGCAGGGTCTCAAGACCATCGCTGAACGTGGCATGTCGAAGCTAACCAAAGAAGCCTACCCCGACGAGGCCGAGCGCAAGGCCGCGATCAAGACCAAAGCCGAAGCCAATGTGCAGGATATGTACGACGGCAAGGTGAAGGTGACTGGCGCGGTCCGAGCAAAGAAAGTCAGCGGGGCGGTGATGACCGAAGCTATGCGCTTGGCGCGCAACTTGGTGAAGGACGCGATGAAAGCGAACTCCATCAAGATCAGCCATGTGAAAGCCTCGGAGATCACTTCCGCAGCGAAGGCGTTGCTGGAGCAGGATAGCTCCATCCTCGTCACTGCGGAGGCTAACTTGGCTGCTCGCGAGGCCAGCCCGGCCAAGATTGACATCACCAAGTTGATCCATGTCGATCCGGGCCTCGTGGCGAAGGCTGAGGAGAAGGCGGCCAAGGCGAAAGCCGATAAGCCGTTGAGTGCTAAGCAGGCCGGCAAGGTTGCGCCGAGAGTGAAGGCCAAGAAGCCGGAACTGCACGCGCAGCATTAGTGCTAGCCGAAGAGGACACCTAAGGCTGTGTCCTCTGCCTGACAATCGTTACCCGAAGTGAGTAATTGGAACCCTACGCAAGACAGAGGTTAGAAACGCCAACATTAGTGTTGCCAGTGTATGCTGGGACGGCTATGAGGCTACCTCTTGATCTAGGGATGCAAAGCCAAGGATCATTCGGTTGATTGGCGCAAGCCATGATTACCTTTCGCAGCCCGTCGCGCTGCAAACTGGGGACACCTAGTCTAGACCATCCGGTACATGGTCGAAGATAGATGGCCAAGGCTCCCCAGCCTTTCCTTTAACCCAAGATGCTGGCGAGTGCCCCCGACAGGGCCATAGGTCAGCATGAACCTAAGGAACGATCAATGTCACCCCATGCAGTGAATAACTTCGTGAGCGATCTTGTGCTTATGGCGCAAGCCATGGAACGATTGCCGCAGATCGAAGCTGATCTGGCTAATGCCAAAGATCAGGAACAGATATTGTTGGAGCGTATCGCCAATATGAATGCGGACCTCGAACAGTCCCGCTCCTACGCCGCCAGTCTTGAACAGAAGGTCCGTGAGACGGAGGCAAGCCGTGACGACGCGGAGTTGAGGTTTCTTGAACTTGACGAGCGCGCTGGTAAAGCCCTCGATTGGCTGGCTGATATCGAGTTTGCTGCAGAGGGTATTCGTTCGCGGCTGATGCCTCCGACTCCCCAGCCTGTACCCGAAGGGCTGCACTCGGAACCCCCGCACTCAGAGGGCAATGAGATTGCTACGCATTCGGAATCCATCCCGCAGGTTGGCGAGGTGAAGGTGATTGATGACAAGCTGGCGAATGTTATCTCTGGATATCCTTACGGCGAGCCTTCGCCGCAGGGTCAGAGTGCAGCGGACCCTACTCCGAATGCTACTCTGATGGATGGTGTATATTCGTCTGGCAATGCCATATCCACGGATGTAAACGACAACGCCGATAGCTGGGCCTCACCAACCCCGCCCGATACCAAGCCGCAGCCCTACGCCGGTAAGAACTACTTTGAATGGCCCGGCTACGTCGAATACGGCGACTGGCTCGCCGGCGGCGGCACCCATGACGACTACTGGCCGCGCCGTGATAGCTCTTACGGCGAAGGCTAAACATCACTCAGGGCAGGGCTTCGGCTCTGCCCTTTCTTTTTGTGCAACGCAGGAGGATATCCACATGAAAGTCGTATACAACGCTTGCTATGGTGGCTTTAGCATAAGCAATGCTGCCATAGCCCGATACTGGGAGATTAAAAACATAGAGCCGCCAAAGGATTGGTATTATCGAGATATCCGCCGCGACGATCCTGCACTTGTGCAAATAGTCGAAGAACTAGGGCAAGCCTCTTGGGGCTCGTTCGCCCGATTAGTCATAGAGGATATTCCCAAGGGACAACGCTGGCACATCAACGAATACGATGGTTATGAAACTGTCATGACTGTTGATGACTATGGGTGGTCAATTGCCACCTAGTCATCCCCACCCCCACCCCCACCCCATCGCCCTTGAGCCTCACCCGCTCAAGGGCTTTTTCATGCCTGCAAAGATCATCAAGGGTGTTGCTTTATTGCAACAGGTGTGGTATACTGTAGGTACAATCAGGAGAGGGAACCATGAAGCCTTGGGAACATAGCGCAGCCATACGAGCAAAGCAAATTGATTATCGTCGCAAGGTGTCAATGCCTATTCGTGACATGCAGCGCGGTGGTGCTGTGGCGTTTGTCGTTGACGTATACGGCATTGAACCCAAAGACCTTGCAATAATTCCCGGTGGGGCGGAACCAATGTTAAAGGCTGTAAAGCGTATTGGCCTTGATCCCTATCGTTTCACAACTACACCATGGGATATCCCGTTATGACCCAACCTCCCTTCGACGCCTATGCCGTCTACTGCGCCCACCAACGCGCACGCGGACAGCCCTGCCCATCCCGCGAATGGTGGGACCGGGCCTGCGCCCAGCGCCTCCCCCATCAATCCTGGCCCCACCATCCCGCGGCGTATCGGGATGGCGAGGAAGAACTGGAAGGAACCTATCGATGACTGTGCTTTACAACTGCCACCACGATGGTCACGATTACCGCATCACCAAATTCGTTGATGGGAGCCCTGAGGGTAGTTATCTCTGTTCCGTCGAGGCCTGTGAATGTCCAGCTGGCCATCGCCCTACCTGCCGCCATCGCCAGATGCTCCTCGAGTTCACCTCCCGGCATCTGGTCAACTCCCATCTATTCTGGGACTTCGACAACCGCCAGTCCTGCGACTTCGCGGGCAACCCTGCCCGCGAGACTGTGCCAGCCGAAGAGGACACCGAGGCCAAGGCATGGGGCACTGTGCTTGGTCGGAATGTAGTTGCAGTGCACAACGGCACGCCAATTATTGAGGTGGATGAATTGCCTGCGCCCGAAGCGCTGCATGATACGGCCGAGGGTTTACCTTCCGCAAGTCTTAGCATTGATGATTGGCGTCATGCTGCGAGAGTAGCAACGGTTGAAATCACTGAGCAAATCGTCCACACTCCCTTACCTCCGGCCAAATGGAGGCGGCTGTGACAGACATGCGCCTTGTCGCAATGAACCTGTTGGAGCGCGTAAGAAACAAGCTCATGTCTCAGAGCCGCAGATGCGGCTCAAGCGAAGATGTAATCAGCTACGACCCGCGATGGACTTGGGCCTATCCAATCCGTAAAACCTATTGCCCTGCACATTGCCCCGAGCATGACTACAACCGCCATCGCGATGGCGCATACTGCGACACCTGCGGCCAAGAACCTCCGTACGACTGGTATGACTATGACTGAGGAGCATCCCATGGGCCAACGCGACGATACCCCGATCCCGCCCCACGCCATAACCATGTGGCTGAGCGACAACGATATCATCGCCGCGTTGCCGATGTCCGCCGGCGGCAACCCGTACCTCATGAAGCTCCCACTCAACGAAGGCGGCCTCATGGCAGCCCTCTGCCTCCTTCACAAGCGCAAGGCCGAGGTGTTGGATGCGCTGGAAGCCAAGGCCTTGTTCAACGTCCGCGCCGACCCAACCATCAACCAGCCGCAGGTGAAGCTAAGCAAGGCGCAGGAGCGGCTGCGGGCTGAGACTACCGAGGCCCAGCGAGAGAGTGCAAGGCGGTTGATCGCGAAGATGGGGATTAAGTGATGGAGGTCATAACCTGTAAATGCCCATATTGCCGCAAAGTTGTGTTGGTTAGATGGAACAATGGTGTGATATCTGATTCGGCTTATGTTTTGATAGCTGATTGGGTTTATCATTCATCTTGTTGGGATAAGCAAGTATTGGAGCATCCAATTGACTGACCTCTACCTCATTGCCCATAAAGTCCGTGGCGAACCTGCCTTCGACATCGCCATCATCCTCGACATCCTCGACGAAGACGGCGATCCGATCTGGATCATCCCCACCTCCGGGCATCGGGCCTATCCCGCAGAAATTTGGCCGTTGTATGACTACTTCCCGTCATACCGGCAGTGGGATCAATCCGATGTGGCTAATCTGCCCGATCACTACGCCTGCAACGATCGCCCGATCCGTGGCGCGCCCTCGCTGCTCGATCGATTGAACCTCAAGCCCAACCTACCGCCGATTGTGAGACGCATATGAAACGCCAACCTCCGAAGCCAGACACACGCTTGGATTGGCGTGATCCGCAGATGCCAGTCCTCGGCAAATCCGGCCGACCGATCCCGCATGAGAAGATGGTGGTGAAGGCGAACCTCGCGTTGGAGCTATCCGCTGAGCCACACTATAAAGACGACCCGACCTATCACATGAGGAAAACCAAATGAGCGAATATCCACGATATGAGACTGTAGGTGGCCAAGCTGACGAGGCCATTACCTATTCACGAATGGTGGAGCATCTGACCTTAGCAGCCGAATGCGCCTACGTGCTGGGACACCTAAGGAAAGCAAACGGCGACGACCTAATCTCCCACGGCTTCCTCGGGATAGGCCAACTGCTGGAGAAAACCTGCACCCAAGTGACCCAGCTGGCGACGAAAGGGATTCGGCAATGACCAGTCTAATATTCTGGAATCCTATAGACGGAACTGTAGCTAAAACATCTACAGATGCAGTACCGCGCAAGGGTGATAATATATTTATTGATGGAGTTGGCTACAGTGTAAAATTCATTGCTTGGGAAATTGATCGAGGCAAGGCTGAGGTCGTAATCCAAGTGGAAAAGAAAATGTTCCAATACCGTAGCACAAAGGAATTTGTAGCCTCGATGGATAAGCTAACGAAGAAGTTAGGTGCTGCATGACATCGCTCAACCCGACAGAAGAGCAAGCCGCAATCATCCACGCCGCGACCAGCACCTCCGACAACCTCATGCTGAATGCATTGGCCGGCACTGGCAAAAGCAGCACGTTGAAGATGATCGACCGTGCGATCAAAACCAAGCCCGCTTTGTACTTGGTCTTCAACCGCCGCAACGCCGACGAGGCCACCTCCTCCGGCGAGTTCGCCGACACCACCACAATCCGCACCTTCAACTCCCTCGGCCACCGCATCTGGGCCGCATACTGCGCCGGGAAAGTAGTGCTGGACGCCCGCAAGACCAACACCCTGTTTAAGGAAATGGTAGATGGCCTTACAAAGACTGAGGCAAAGATTGTTTGGTCTTACTATCAAATTGTATCCGACGGCGTATCTAAAGCGAAGGCTATTGGATACGTTCCAGAAGGAATTTACCCGGCTGCGAAAAGACTCGCTACAGCCGACCAACTCACCGCCGCCATGGACGAGCCCCCAGATGAACACGCCCAGGAAATCATCGACAGCATCCTCACCGAAAGCATCAAACGCGCCTACAAAGGCCTCATCGACTATAACGATCAGATTTATATGCCCGCGCTGTTCGGAGGAACATTTCCGCGATTTCCGCTCGTCCTTGTGGACGAATACCAAGACCAGTCGCCGGTTAATCATCAAATGCTCGAGCGCCTCGCCGGCAAATCGCGGCTCATTGGTGTGGGTGACCCTTGGCAGAATATCTACGGATTCCGCGGGGCCAAGGCCGGAGGGATGGAGCAAGCGGTTGAACGATACCAAATGGCCTCGCTGGACCTAAGCGTCAGCTTCCGCTGCTCGCAGGCGATTGTGGAAGCAGCAAGATGGAGAGTGCCGCACTTCAAATGGATGAAAGCAGGTGGCCATGTCAACACTGCAAATATGTTCCGCGGTACTGATTTTGCTGACGATAGCACTATCATCTGCCGTAATAATGCCCCACTACTTCGACTCGCCTTTCGGCTGCTCAGTCTGGGTAAGTCTGTTAATGTTATGGGTAGCGACATTGGTCCGAGGCTTGTGGGAATCATGAAGAAATTCGGCAACGAGTCGATGCGTCGCGAAGCTGTGTTTGCAGCAATCGAAACCTACCGCGAAGAGAAGGTCTTGGCCGGCTCCAAGTCAGCATCGGACCTCGCCGATTGCATGCGGGTCTTTGCCGATCACGGCGACACCCTTGGCACCGCGATCAGCTACGCCGAGCATCTGTTTAAGCAGACCGGCACCATCCGCCTGCTCACCGGGCACAAGTCCAAAGGCCTTGAGTTCTCCAACGTCTTCTTCCTCGACCCATGGCTGCTCTCCGATTCCGAACAAGACAAAAACCTCCGCTACGTCATCATCACGCGAAGCCAGAATTCCCTTGTGATGCTTGACTCCAAGTCAATCGTGTGGTAAACTGGTACCTGTATCATGAACGCCCGATCCGACGGCCAACCCCAAGCCCGACCACGACGCTACCCTTACGGAGTCTCCTACATCCCCCGCCGAGCCCGACCTTGGCTGGTGAAGTTCAAACGCAACAAGCGCGACGTATACATCGGCAGCTACATTACCCTCGCGCAGGCAACCTTGCACGCCGAAGAGTTTTTAAGGAACGAACGCAAATGAGCCTTCCAACATCCTTAGGTTCTTATCTCGACTGCCGAGCCCTATACGACGCCGCAACCGCCGACCCCAAGGGCGCCCGGGCCTGCCTCGGCACCTACGAAGCCTGCGTGAACATGCGGACCCGGATGCATTACTTCCGCGTGTTGGATCGCCGGGCCAACGAAACGGTGTATCCCAAGGACTCCCCACTCCACGGTACCTCCGTCTACGACGATTACGTCATCCAACTCACCGAAGACACCGCAGGAGAATGGTGGATGTATATCCGGCCGCGGAGTGCGAAGGTGCTGGAAGTGCAGGGGTTATCGGAGGTGGAAGACGTATTGGATGTCGATGGCGATGAAGTCCGCTTGATCGAAGATCGGACCTAGCCCTTGCCCCGCGCTCACCCCTCCACCTGGCTCCCGCTCTGGCTCCGCGCCCTCGATCCCTCGGTCGAAATCGGCATTGCCTTCACCGTCTCCGGATGCACGCGGGAATACTTCCGCAACGAACTCTACGAAGCCCGGAAGCAGGCCAACGATCCGCGGTTGCAGGAGTTGATTATGTTCCTGCCGAACAACGGCGAGATTTGGATTTGTAAGAAATCAGTGGAGATGACGGAATGAGAGCCTTCCTATATGCAGAGGTGTACAAATACAATATCTTTGGTATTTGTGATGATAATACTATTTGGCGCATCTGGATGGACGGATATCATCCACTTATGGAAGAACTTATGGGCAACGAATCAGAGTGGTCACCCGTAGTCCAATTGCTAAAATTGCGAGTGGGGTTATATCGATGACCGCTCCCTACATCCGTTGTGATGGTTGTAATAAAGACTTCCCGGAGAACGTTTCGGATTATCGAAATATCTACAAATTGCAAGATGATGCTATAGCAAATGGCTGGACCACTGATGATCATCCAAGCGCCTACTGCCGAAAGCATTACTGTCCCAAATGCAATGATCCTGAAAGTAACTATGCCAACCCCTCCCGATGATCCGCTGCGCAAAGTGACATTGAATTTATACGCCGCCGACTGCATCTGGCTCGAAACCCACTACGGCCGCGGTTGGACCGAACGCATCCGCCAACACATCCACGCGCTAGTCCACGAGCGATCGACCCCGCCCGAAACCAGCTTCCACAAAGTCCGACGAACCCTTGGAGATATGGAATGACCGATGAAGAGATCATGGCTTATCAAGCCAATCGCCGCAAGTTTCGTGAGACCGAAGTCGGCAAATTGTTCTCAACCTATCATCATGCATTGATTGCATATTGGCAACAGGATGGCAATGAGAATGTTTCCGATCGACGTTTGCGTATACTCGATGATGCAGCTCGCAAAGCTGAGGATGAATTCGTTGCCCGGCTTATGGCTGATTATGGAGTAATTTGATGACCGATTCCCTCCTCGACGCCCTCGCCAAGCCACCACCGCCACCGTCCGAACTAGATGAGTTGATCTCGCGTGATCCGTTGGAGTTGTCCGCTCAGGACATCGACAAAATCATCGCCTTCCAACGGGCCGCCCGCGCTCGCCGTGAAGCCGGCGGCAAGACCAAGAAGGAGTATGCCTCGCAGCCCGGCCAATCCCTCGACCTCGCCAAACTCGGGCTGGTGAAAGCCGACACCAAAACCATTACCCCACCCAGCGATGGTAGCTTCCGGAGGCGGTTATAATGCAACGTCTGGATAAACTAACCAATTTCCATGGACATATAGTTTCTATCACCGTGGCCTTTCTTTTAGGCCTAATCTTCTGGCTACTCTACCGCTGGGTTCCAGACATTCTACCGTTTGTCATCGCATGGACAATAGTTCGCCCTCTGTTTAAGATACATCAATTTATCGACAGGGAGATGAATCTATGAATATGACCGAAACCCAATCCCCATTCCTCCCCGGCACCAAAATCCAATATGCGTGGAGTAGTATTGGCCTTGAGTTGATCAAGACTTGCGCGCGTAAGTATCAGTACACCATCATCGACGGCTGGGCAACGCGGAATGATTCCATTCACCTTCGCTTCGGCCTCGAATACCACCAAGCCCTGCAAGACTATGCCATCTCCCGCGCAAAGGACATTCCGCATGAAGATGCAATCCATGACACAATTCGGGCTTTGCACAGCCGTGTATATGCATGGGAAGTGGATCGTACGTCTCGTGCAGGCAAATACAAGAACCGCGAATCCATTGTGGGACTTGTTATCGACTACCTCGATCACTTTGCCGACGATCCCGCTTCCACCTTCATCCTCGACACCGGCGAACCAGCGGTCGAGTTGAGCTTCCGGTTCGAGCTTGATTGGGGGCCGCAGTATGTAGATCAGTTTGTTCCCGGTACTGCGCAGCAGCCCTCCTCTGCGGTCACCTCGACCGCGTCGTCAACTACCTCGACGATCTCTACGTCATGGACCGAAAGACCTCCATCTCCACCATCGGCTCCTACTACATGGACCAATGGACCCCATCGAACCAGATGTCGCTCTACTCCCTCGCCGGAAAGATCATGCTGAACTCCCCAATCAAAGGCGTGATCATCGACGCGGCCCAAGTCCTCTTGGACAAACCCAACGCCTTCGCTCGCGGCTTTGCCTATCGCAGCGAAACCCAACTGACCGAATGGCTCGACGACCTCCGCTACTGGCTCGCTCAGGCCGAGACCTACGCCACCAACAACTACTGGCCCCAGAATGACACCGCCTGTACCAAGTACGGCGGGTGTGTGTTTAAGGAGGTCTGCTCGGCGGCTCCGCAGGTGCGGGATAGTTATCTCGCGGCGCAGTTCTACAAGACTGATTTGAATCAGGCATGGAACCCCTTCTACGATCGCAGTGGTGGCGCATGACCCTCCGCGCGATCCTTCCCTTGCTCAAAGCCCGAGTGATCGAACGCAACCCATCCGGCTTCGTTCTAGCCTTCGGCTCCGAATACGGTTCCCCGACCCGCATCACCATCGCGTGCAATATGAACAACTACGACTTGCGCGATGGTGACCTTTTAACCCTTTACACAGAGGTGCTACTTGCCAAGCCTAGCCAACCACCAATCTAACGAATTCACCAAACTCCTTCTCACCGGTGACTCCGGCTCCGGCAAGTCCGGCGCCCTAGCCTCACTCGTGAAAGCTGGCTACAAGCTCCGGGTCCTCGATATGGACAACGGCCTCGACCCGCTCAAGACCTACATCCTCCGCGAGTGCCCCGACAAGATCGAGAACGTCGAATTCCGAACCCTGCGCGATGATGTCACCACTGGTGCCAATGGTCCGACCGTCAAAAAGCCCCATGCATTCGTCGACGCGATGAAAATGTTTGACAACTGGAAATACGACGACACCGACCTTGGCAAGCCCGCCGACTGGGGCCCTGAGTGCATCTGTGTTCTCGACTCCCTCAGCTTCTTCTCCGACGCTGCGTTTGAATGGGCCAAGGGGATGAACCCAACCAGCAAGGACCCGAGGCAATGGTTCTACTCAGCCCAGCAAGCTGTGGAGTCAGCGCTAGCCCTGCTCACCAGCGGATCGTTCAAGACCAACGTCATCGTCTCCGCCCACGTCCGCTATTCCACCGGCGACGACGGCCGAAACAAAGGCTACCCCAATGCCA